AGGCGCTCCAATTGGGCCTTTAGGGGCTGGCTCCAATCCCTCGCGGCTGTGACCACGAGGACAATGTTATCACCTTGGTCCGTGATTGTGTAGCTGATATTGGATGTGTGTAGAGCCAGCTGGATCATCGCAACAGTGCAGATTGACCAGAGTTTCTGAGCAATCCCCTCCAGCCCACCAGCATGATTGTAGTGAATAAGGTCACTCTCTGGGGGCCACAGTTTTTCGACTTGATCTGGTCTACACCCTGCAACACGCATCATCATGCAACAACGCTCGAAGAACTTGTGAACTGTCGTATAAACTCGTTTAATCCCAAACATTTCATTGATTTGTTGTCCTACCCCCTCAACGATGAGACCCCTCCACATGAGATTCCAGGATGAAAGATCAAGCTCAAGCAATAACCTCACTGTATCAGCAGATTGTAGAGGTCGTGTCATCTCCAAAAACCGCCGATGAACACTTAGTTTAGAATCTGTCATAGTAATTGATGGAAAATACTTCAGGACTGATTCAGCCAGGTTGGCCTCATGGATGGTAAAAAACGCTCTCATTTCAAATATCATCATTGTGAACGCTCTTGCAGCTAGCTTGAATTCTCTCTCTTTCGGATACAAGGAACAAATCAACCAGGATAAAGAGATGCGATCCTCCTCTATTGCCTGGATGATTTCATGGGTGTCAACCCGAAATCTTCGAAGCATTTCTAGGAGGAGTCTGCGATATGTTGATACCGCTGTGTGATCCCATGTGGTTTGTTTTTCATGGAGTAAATGTGAAATTGACTTATCGTCCATTAGTTCAAAGTAGTTATCGTACTCATCAAACGATAGACATTGACGAAATGAGACCCAGTCCCAGTCTCGGAGATCATAACTCTGGCGACTTAGAGCGAGGATTTGACTATCATACAACCTTTCAAGCTCAGTTCCAGGCCTCATGAAGTCGAGAGGCGGCCATGATTTATTCTTCTGAATAAACGATTTCGTAAACATGTCACAGAAAACTGATCTCAAATGAAGGGCAACATCGGGATTTGTTGGATCATCACTCTGGGCAATCTTCTTTGACTTAGCGCTTGCAATCCTAGGATCAATGAGGGGATGACCAGAGAACTTTTGCAACCCAAAGAGCTCACATACCTGGTATACCTGTGTGAGAGGCATCAGGCAGGTATGGAAGTAGAGGTACCCGAGCGTCGCCTGTAATGGAAAGGTCTCCGCTGTCAGGCCTCTAAGGGCCCGTTCTTTATCCGCGACTTTTTCAAGCATTCTATCAAAGGTGTCACCTTCTCCAGCTAAAATGTCATCACCTACTCTCGACAAATAAGCTTTGGAGAGTGACTCCACGGACTTAGCGATCTCATACCCGTCGTTTCCAAACTGCTGCAAACATAGTTCCTGCCACCGGAAACTATCATCAATAGCCTGTCGAAGAGCTGAATCGTGTGGATACAGAGTTGATGCAGCTATATGACCATTGCGTCTCATCATAGCAGTATCACGTAGCATGAGTAGTTGGTGATAAGAGAGGGAGTACCATTGGGAGCTAGTTCTATCAAACGACAAGACGCACATAGAATCAGATATCACCCCTCTTACAAACCCTCGATCGACCGCAACAATCCGCCCATGACCTGTATTCCTCTTCGTAACGTAGGACTCAATCAGGGCTGAGTATGTCTCCTCAACCGCATAGTAAAATCTAGATCGCTCAGACAACATTGTCGTGGGGATGACTTCTGGTTGTGTGCCTGCCAGATCAGCAAGACCACGGATGTGAGCATTCAAAATCGGCTTAATTGATGCCTCTGCATGATTTATAACACGGGAGATTTTGTCTAATGGGGCCACTACCAAGTTAAAGAAGTACGGATAAGTCTCAGGGTGAATGGGAGTCAACTTGCTCAGGTCAGCTTTGTACTTTGATTGAGCAACTTGAAGAGTGTTACATATGTTCCTGTAGCACATACTCTCATGATCTGACAGGCTCTCAGGAATATAATCTGTCCACATCTTTGATGACCATGGTACCTTATCATCATCACGAGCCATCTCGTGTAAAGACTCAAGACGTTTAATGTCTACATTTAGAATGGGTGAATCAAGATGCAAATCAGGAAATGAGGCCATGGGGCAGGTCTAATCGTTTTAATATGTTCATGATTGACTTGTTTTTTATAAATAACTGCAATGATCAGTAGACGTCTATATAGTATTAGAAATGGTTGATCCAGAATCACCTCTTGTATGGACAGAAATCCATGTACCTATAATTAGTTGATGCTGATCACCGTGCTCATCTATAACCTCTGCTACTACAGGATTTGCCTCTGTGGGACGGCTACTGACATTCATTCCAATGTATGCAGACGATATGAACCCAACCCAGAGTACAATAAGATTAGCCTGGCTATACTCCGAAAGTTCTAGGATGAACCGAGATATCTCAAGCAGAGTCATTCCTGTGAAGACATGGATATCTAGAACCATCGAATTCTCAAGACTGGGTACTAGTACCGAAAGGGTATATCTCTCCATTAAGGTGAGAGTTTTGATGATAGTGCTCTGTGGTAATTATTCTCTTGTTTTTTTAAAAAAGAAAATTCAGAAAATGACTAATATAGGATTCTCCTTCAGTTTCAAAATACAAGTACAAGACCCCTGGTGTAGGTCTAGGCGTCACTGGATTCATTGATCCGGGCCGGCTGCATATATTCTTGACAGCTGGCTAGTAAGTCTGCTAGATTTTCCGTGTAACTAGGTGGGGCTGTTCCTTCTGCTAGAGAGAGAAGAGTGGAGTCCGTGATATTAACTTCACAAAACAGATTGGTCACATCCTCGAGCTGCTCTTTCGCTCGAGCCTGTCCGATCAACAGTAACTTGAGTACGTTGATAGCGTGAACCATAACCCGGGTAGACTCCCCGAGGGACCGATTGATCTGACGTAGATTGAGTAACTCTTTAGTCTCTATATCTCCAGGTCCGCCAAGGAATTGATTATAGGGTACTTGCATGAGTGAAGCAAGGGTAAAAGCAGTACGTTGCAAGGTCAAGGCAGTCCCATAGAGTTGTGCAGCGGACGCATCATATTCAACTAATCGAGATTTCATAGCCGCCACTCCCTGTGTCAGGTTTTCGACAGCATCACTTCCCTGAGTCAAATTCTTTATGAATACCGCGTTCTTGGCTTGATCAACTCTTTGCTTTTGACTGACCCTATACGCTTGATCGCTAGCTCTCGACTCCTGGTGAGACGTGGCTGTGTTCTCCCAAGCACTTCTTGCCTGTGCCAGAGTAGAACGATCGGTCCTCTTATAAGGAGCTGTGAAGTGATGATCAGACATTACGGGAAGATTCTGACCGGGAGAGAGATAGACAATGATAAGATAGTTGATCGGTCTATTTGTTCGGTTTTTTAATATCAGGGTCCATTGTGATGCTGTAATATGACCACATGTTATGTGAAAGCTCTTGATACTCTGAAGATGGAAGCAGCTAGATCGGACCTCATGGATTGGTTCCTTTTTCCTTCCTCATTTCATAAGGTTGTGGAATGCAGCAGAGTTAGTAAATCCCACCTCTAAAGATTCGGATGCCTGGCCATATGCTTGATGGTCCGGGTTCTCAGTGGAATCAACATAATCTTCATCATCACTCTCATCGAGATGTGCTTGTATCTTAGAGATGTGGGAAACTAAATTCCTAGGAGCATGTTGTGCTTTCTCTGATGCGGTCATAGTCCCTAATGAGGAATGCATAACAGCATCTACACCAGATTGACCCCCCAGTGCCTTGCGATACTCAGCTTCAAGAAGAGCCGCCGCCGAGACCAGATTATATATCCGAAATCGGAGAGAATTCTTTTTCTCTATTGGTTCGTCTCCCCTGTTGGGAGGAGGTTTGATCATCCCTGATAGATCCATAGTGTTAAACAGGCTTTCCGCAGTCGACTGGCAGAGGTCACCAAGAGACTCAAGCTCCTCAAATGCCTCTTCATATTGAATGTTTCTTGTTTTCGTTGTCGACACCTGTTTTCCTAACTCCATCAAGTCTCTATCTCGGGCCGCTACTTTCGCTTTATAGTTTGAAGGCATTCGGACTTGGACAAGTTGAGACATCTAATGCTATTCGTACTTAATTCACATGTTTTTTTAAAAAGGGGTCAATGGACCATCAATAGAGCTTCTTGAACATACATGCCTATTGGAAGATAACGTACATAGCAGACGGTAGGACAGGACTTAAAGATCCATCTTCATCGGCTCCCCTAAGAAAACGGAACCTAGTTATAGGAGAACAAAATGGGAGAGCATCTGTTTGCTCATACAGTAGGGGGACCAGGCTGTGCTCCTCCAGGCGTTACCACCGGAGCGGCGGGAGGCGGCTGATGTCGGATCCTAAGCTGATCAAACTTATCCAAGAGGCCCTGATCTGCACCCTTTACAGCATACTTTCCAACCTCTGTGTCGTGGCGAGCCATTACATCAGCTGCCATCTTAACGATTCGAACAAGACGCTTGCTATCGAATGCCTTGAATTGATCACGGTAGATCAATTTACAGTAGGGACGAATACGAGCCGGGTATGTGTTCCAGGTCCTAGTACTATCAGCCAACTCATAGAATTCTGCTGAGAGATCATCCATCTCGACTATGAACCGGTACATTTTCATGAAGTCCATGATGATCTTGACATGGCTCATCTGACTCATCGGAAGAAGACCTGTCATTGTAGTGATCATGGTTAAATTCGGGTCTGCAGTACTTAGGTTCAATCCAATCAATGGAGTGAATGCGCCAGCCCTAAGCTTAGGGTCACGTTCCCATGTGAGGGACACCATCTTGATGGTCCCGGGTGACATCTTGGCAGGTCCAGAGATGGATGGCCAGCTTAGGCCTCTGTTACCCTTATCTTCTAAATTCTTAGTTCGTTTAGTCGATATGGCGGTCATAGTTGCACTGTAAGGCCTCCCGAGGAGGTAGATGGAGAGAGCATAGAGAGCTGCCATCTCTTGTGACGCTCCCGCTCCAGGAACCGCAGCGAGTGCCTGACCAGTTGGATTGCCTATTGTAGGAAGAACTAGACGCACTACTTCCGTTTTTACCGCCGCTAGATAAGCAGCGAAGTCAGGAGGGGTTCCACCCTTTAGGTGTAGGAGTGCCGAGTAAAGATTGTTACCAACCTCAGTGGGGAGTTCGACGATCCCACGAGAAATGTCAGCATCTGTGACAGGGCTGCTGAGAGTTAGATGGCCTAAAGACATCAAGAAGCATGTCCATTTCTCCCAGTCTCGGGGCAAGGTAACGGTAGTCTGGGTTAAGTCTGCAGTAGTGCACGAGATTAGTACTAATGCATGAAAGAAGGCGACCCGAAGAGCAGTCAAACGAGCATCATCACTGGTAGTGTCAGCGTCATTGACTGGGGCAGGAGGTCGACTAATCCGATAACCCGTGTATGATACTGCTACCATTGGGGTAGGGATGACTCCTCCAAACTGAACCGGAGCAGTTAGGGCGGTCTGGGCACCAGAAAGAAATTGATTAATGTTGTCGAGATTCATCGTTGAGTGATACGGCCTCTTGTATTTCACCAGTTTTTTTAAAAAAAGGAGAAAAGGGGCTGAGCCCTTGAGCAGTATGCAATGACGACAGTATGTCTCGCATTAAAATTGCCAGACAATTGCCGGCTGGCTTATCAATGGATCAGTTTCAAACTTATCAGTAGCTGTCTCAAAGACCTCTTCCCCATACTCACCAGCGTCGGTGTCACTGAGACCATCCTGGGGTGTGGGGACTCGTATGGCTCCAGGTGATAGACTTACAGAAGGCCCCGATAACCCGGTCCGGGGAGGAGCTGAACTTGCTTCTCGGGATATCCCAGTCACAATATCACGCATCGCTCGGAGCTCATGCTCCAGCCGTTGGGTGTAAGTGGTGTGTGCATTGAGAGCTTTCAATATCATCTCATGTCTCCCTTCAGCCTGCTTGGCAAAGTTAGTTAGTGCTAAATTCAATCCTTGAACCAGGATCCCTTGGGCCCGTAGATCTTTGGTCATGGTAGTAAGCATCGCTTGAGTAATGCGAGCTTCTTCATGTTCGTCCTTCTTCCCGACTTCTGAGGCATGATCTGATCCAGGACGCTCTTTCGGATTCCTGGTCGGGGATTCCCCTGCTAATCCTAAAAAGGATCCAGAGAAACCAGCAACAGCCGAACGCTTCTTGACTTTGTCCAGTCTTTTGGCTATTTCCTCCTTGCTCCCTACTTGAGCCTCGAAACTACGGGTTAGCTTATCAAACTCATCAGGCGGCACACTGGCGAGGGATGCAGCCATTGCATCCTCAAATCTCTCGGTGTCAACAAAGTTGTCATCCATACTTCACACTTATCG